CTTCCAGGCGCAGGAACCGCTCGGGCAGCGCCTGCGTGAAGATGCCGATCTCGGTGGCGACGCCGTAGCTGTAGGCCGCCTTGAACGGCGCGGTGAAGCCGGTGGTATCCAGAAACTGGAGGGCACCGAAGTCGGTGTCGGCGGTGTAGTGCGTGCCTGCGGTCAGCGTCGCGGGCGTGCCCGCCGAGTCGGTCACCACTAGCGCCGACACCTTGGGGTGGGCGAGGAAGTAGCGGTCGCCGACGACGGGCGTCGCGCCGCCGATGGGTTCGGCGGTGACCGTGCCGGTACTGCCGGTGACGTGGTTGCCGTACAGCGCCAGGGCGAGGTTTTCCTTGGTGAACTCCTCGATGGTGAGGTTCACTGTGGCCGATTTCTGCTTGACCATCCGGTGATCCAGCGAGCGCTGGCCGGTCTGGCTCTCGTAGTGCTCCAGCACGTCGGTCTTGAGCGAGAGCTTCAACTCGGCGACGTTGCCGGGCGAGCGCACTTCGATGGGCAGGCCGTCGATATCGCGCTTGCCGAGGAAGACGCGGCCCTGAAAACTGGCGTAGGTGCTCATGATTTGGATTCCTTACGTTGGGTGGTGATGGGTCGGATGGGCTCAATGGGTGTGCCGTCGCCTTGCGGCTGGGGCTCGGGTGCGGGCTGACGGTCGTGGCGGGCGATGCCGTTGGCGATGAGCCAGTCGGCGGTGCTGCCATCCACATCGAGCCGTTCGCCCGCCTTGTGGGCTTGGCCCGCGTGGGTATGCGGGTGAGTCAGAACGATGGAAGTCATGGGTGTCATCCCTTGGTTGAAAGATCGGTGTCGAGCGTCCGGTAGGTGATCGCGTAGCGCGCGGGAATAGCGGCGGCCACCGCGTCGGCGTTCTCGACGTCCCATTCGCATTCCTGCTCGCGGATGCCCAGGCACAAGCCACCCAGATTCCGGTCGGCCAGCAGCGCGGCGTGGGCGGCGGTCAGCAGCCGGTCGGCTTCTGTCTCCGGAATCGCGGGCGGCACCGCGCGGGCCAGCGCGACGAGGCGCACGATCAGTTCACGCGTGACGCGGTCGTTGGCGCGTTCGGTGATGGATTCGGATTCGGGGAACACCACCAGCGCCGGGCACTGCTCCCGGCTGATGGCCACCGTGGGCGAGCGGTGCAGCGAGGCCCCGAGCGATTCCACCGGCGTGCGGACGGCCGCCATCACCGCGAGCAGAATCTGTTCGCGGATCGAGTTGCCGGACACGGGTCAGAGCGTTGTGAGCTTGGCGCGCATCTCCGAGCCATCGCCCACGGCCCGGATGTCGCGCACCTGATAGATCACGCTGCCGATCTCCACCGTGTCGCGCGCAGCCAGACCCACGAACACCGAGGCCGGGTACGACATCTGGTGGTCGGTGGTCGACGCCAGCCCATCGAACACGGTGTCGTCCGGCGCGGCGAAGCCCACTGGATGCTGCTGGGCGGGACTGCCATCCGACGGTTGCCAGCGGCACTCCCTGAGCAGCCCGGCATTACTCGCTGAGGTGTAGATCTGTTCCACGATGCCCATCACGCCACCGTCAGCTTCACGAGCACGCCGGGGCGATGGCACATCGGCAGCGGGTTGGACTGCGTGTGCAGATCGGTGCCCCGGTCGAACTTGCGTGGCTCCTGCTTGGCGTACAGCGGCTGGCCCACCGTGTTGACGGTTTCGTTGAAGTCCGCCGGAGCGAAGTAGGTACCGAAGGTGTCGATGGTGCCCAGTGGGAAGGCATGGGCCTCGCCTGCGGCGATGAAGCGGCGCACGGTGCCATTCGCATCGGTGGCCTGACCCCGGTACTCCTCGAAGGTGATGCCGCCGTAGGTGAACCCGCGCCGGATGTCGTTGATGAGAATCGCGCCGTTCTGCCAGTTCTCGAACGCCTTTTCGACCTTGGAGTGGCCGGTGAGCGCGGCGAAGAACTCCGGCGAGCACAGGCAGTGGACGCCGTTCATGAACTCGCCCTTGAGGTTGTCCTCGATGGTTGAGAGCACCGTGCCGCACTTGGCCTTGACGTTGGTGCCCGCCGTGCCCAGCTCGAAGGACACCGACTGCGGCGTGATCTCGAAGGCGTCGAACAGATCGACCAGTTCCGAGCCGTCGGCGTCGAGGATCACGCCCTTGAGCGCGCCCATGCGCAGGTGTTCCAGCGTGATGGCGTGCTTGTTGCGCATCGTCTCCAGATGGCGCGCGATGACGCCCGCGACCGTCTCGGTTTCGGTTTCCGAACCGAAGGCGCGGATGCCTTGCACTTCCTCGGGCAGCACCACGTCGTCGTGCGGGATGTGCGGCACGACGAAGGAGCGCAGCTTGCGCTTGCCGCGCACGCCGACCGTGCCAGGCGAGCCCGGCGGCAGCGTGGGCAGCAGGTTGAGCACACCGTTCATTTCTTCGACGACGATCTGGCGCTGACGCACCGGCTTGGGCGGCATCAGGTTCAGTTCTTCCAGACGACCGTAGCGGTTGGGCAGGATGTTGATGGCGGCGGTCAACGCGGCCATCGAGAAGGCGGGATTGCTGAAGGGGTTGTTCATGGTCAGGCTCCTTGACGGACGAGTACGCCCAGCGCCTTGAGCTGCGCAATGGCGGTGAGTTGTTCGGCGGTGGTGATGGCATCGGGCCACGCGAGCGCGTGATGGGCAACGACGGCGTGGCGCGCGACGACGAGGCCGTCATCGCGGTCGATCAAGGTGGCATCGCAGGCTTGCAGCAGCACGCCTGCGGCGACCTGCGTGCCGTCTTCGGCGGACGGATCGATCTGCTTGTATTTGCCACTGGCGGTGACGATGCCGAGCACCGTTCCCAGCGGCAGGTTTTGACCCGATGCGACCGTGACGCGGTCGCGCGAGTAGAGGTTGGGTGCTTCGTACTTGAGCAGGTCGCCCAAGTTCAGGGGTTCGGCGAGAACGGACATTTCAGATCTCCTTCTTGAAGGCGGTGGATTGCGCCGCGATCTGCTTTGCTGCATCGATCAGCGGATTGCTGGCCGCAGGGCGTACGGCATCGGGCGTGATGCGACTGGTGATTTCGGGACTGGCGTCGGCCTGCGCGGCCAGGAGCTGGCTGCGCACCTTGGCGGGCGAGGCCTGCGCTTCGAGGAAGCCCGCGATCAGGTCGGTGCGCCCAGCCAACGTGCAGGTCTGGGCGATTTCGACGGCGTCGGCCACGGTCATTGCCGTGGCGGTGGAGGCGGTGGCGGTGGCGGAGGATTGAGGAGGATTGCCAGCAGGATCAGCAAGAGGCCGATCAAGAGCAGCGGGGTCGGTTCGATCATTCATGGATGACTCCATCTGGTGGTTGCGAAAAAGGCCCGCTTGGCTGGCCGAAGCCACCTGAGTCGGGAGTGGGGAAAGCGATTGGGTGAGCTGCGAGAGCGCGTCGTCGAAGCCGCCGACCGCATCGGCCAGACCAGCGCCGACGGCATCCGGGCCGAAGAACAGGCCCGCTTCAGTGGCGCGCACGGCGTCGGCGTCGAGGCCGCGATGGCGAGCGACCGTCTCGACGAAGAGGTCGTAGACGCGATCCACCTCGGCCTTCAGGACGGCATGCGCCTCGTCGGAGATCGGTTCGTGCGGGTTGAGGTCGTTCTTGCGCTCGCCCGCGAACACGGCGGTATAGCGAACGCCATCCTTCGCGTCCTTCACCGACTGATCGATATGCATGGCGATGACGCCAATCGAGCCGACGCCGCCGGTGCGCGCGACGAACACGCGGCTCGCGGCGGACGCCAGCGCGTAGGCCGCCGAGAACGCCATGTCGTTGGCCACGGCCCAGACCGGCTTGACTTGCACGCCCGCGCGGATGCGGTCGGCCAGGTCGAACACGCCGCCGGATTCGCCGCCGGGCGAATCGACATCGAGCAGGATCGCGGCGACCTCAGGGCTGGCCAACGCCGCGTCCAGTTGCGCGGCGATGCTGGTGTAGCTGGCGAGGCCCGACACGGCTTCGAGGCCGGAGGTGCGGCGCACCAGCGTGCCGTGGATCTGGATGACGGCGACCTTGCCGGTCGCAGGCGACAGCGGGCGTGTGGTCGGCGCGTAGTCCGCGGGCACGACCATGTCGGTCAGGCCGATGCGCGCACCGAGCACGGACAGGATGACGGCGAGTTTCGGGCGATGGATCGCCAGCGGCACGCCAAAGAGGCGCGCCGCCAGATGTGGCAGCACGGTCATGGGAATCCTTCTGGAAAACGGTCAGGCGACGAGTCAGGAAATCGACTGGCTGCCGGTGGCGTCGGGTGTGACGGCGTTGCGGTTGGGTTCCGCGCTGCCGCCGTCCTTCGACGTGTAGCGAGGGTCGGAATCAAAGATCAGGCCGAGTTCGTCGGCGCGCTGGTTGTCGGCGGCGATCTCGCGGTCGACGTCTTCGGCGTCGTAGCCGTTGGCCGAGATGGCTTCCGAACGGCTCATCAGGCCCGCGCGGATGGCCAGCAACATCGCCTTGAATTCCTTCTCTGGATCGACCCACTGCCAGCCCTGCGGAATCCACTTCACCGCGAGGTACTGGCGACGGCGGGAAGCCCCGCCACGTGCGAAGCCCGGCGCTTCGAGCGCCCCGGCGAGCACGGCCTGCTTCATCCAGGCCGCCCACACCGGGCGACACAGCTGATGCACCAGCACACCGTGCTGCACCATCTCGCAGCGACGCCGGAACTCCAGCATCCCGGCGCGGATGGACGAGTAGTTCACGCCGGTCAGGTCGCCGGTCAGTTGTTCGTAGGTGATGCCGATGGCGGCGGCAACCGCGCGGAACTGCGTGCGCAGGAACTCGGAGTACGAACCGCCGACGTCGGCGGGATCGGAGAACTTGATGTCCTCGCCGGGCTCCAGAATCTGCAGCGTGCCCGGCTCCAATCCAGCCAATGCGATGCCTTCGGCGTCCCCATTGCCTTCGCCCATCAGGTTGTCTTCCGGGTTGGCGCGCGTGACGAAGCCCGCGAACATCGCGGCGGTTTTCTTGCGCACCAGCTCGGCGTCGTCGTACTGGTCGAGCTCGTTGAGCTTGACGAGCGCCCGCGACAGCCACGGCTCGCCGCGAATCTGGCCCGGGCGCAGCACGCGGAACAGATGGATGATTTCCGCAGCCGGGATGCGCACCGTGTCCATTCCGCCCTGGCCGGACATCGGCGCAAGACGCCCGTCCTCAGGATGCGAGCGGTACAGGTGGTAGGCCACGCGCCGCCCCAGGCTGTCGAACTCGATGCCGGAGCGCACGACGTTACCCGAGGGCAGATCGGTGTTCAGATTGATGGGCAGGTGCTCGGGCTCCAGCAACTGGAGTTGCAGCGGCACGACCAGCCCGTCCTCCGGGCGTCGCGGCCGCAAGCGGATCAGGCATTCGCCGCCTTCGAGCATTGCGCGGCAGGCCAGCGCCTGCAAACCGTAGAAGTCGGTCTGACCGGCGGCGTCGGCTTCCGCCGTCCAGTCGCGCCACAGCGCCTGCACCTCGGCCTTGAACGCCTCGTCAGGCGACAGGCTCTGGGGCTTGATGCCGGTGCCGACCGCGTTGGCCACGAAGGCTTCGATGCCTGCCTGCGCCCACGCATTGCGGCGCACGAGGTCACGGCTCTTGCCGCGCAATTCGTTGCTGGTCGCCAGCATCGCGGCGACCGCGCCGGGGTTGCCGGGCATCCACGCCAGCGAGCGACGGCCACGCCCCGCTGCCTCGTGGACGGGAGGCTGACCGAAGAGGCTACGGAGTTTGCCTATCCAGCTTGCTGGCGTTCGTGATGTTGTCCAGGCCATCAGAACCCCTTGGAGGTCGTAACCCGGATCTGGCGCGGCGCGCCGGGCAGCAACCCGGTTTCAGCCGCCTGCTGCAGCAGTCCACGCCTGACCTCGCGGATTGCGGCCATCAGTTCGTTGACCGAGCGGTACTCGACCGTCTTGTCGGCAAAGGTCACGCGCCGTTCGCCCTTGGCGAGCGCGCTCTCCAAGGCATGGAGTTGGATTTCTGTGTAGGCCATCAGCGGTACACCACGAGATTGATTTCGGAGGAGTCGTCGAACGACGTTGCAGTCGTCGCGCAGGAGATGTCGACGTACTGGGCCGTCTTGAGGTCGGAGCTGGCGCGCACGACGGCTACGCGCTGCTGGCCGCTGTTGGTGCTGCTGCGCGCGAGCGCCGTCCAGCAGTAGTTCGCGTCCGGCATCGCCACGGCGAAATGCACGCGGTAGCGACCCGCCGCCGTGCGCACGACGCTGGCCACATTGCGCGCGCTGGCGATCACGACCTGACCGCCCTCGTAGCCGAAGCTCACCCACACCCGGGCGAGGCCGGGATGTGTGGCATCGATCTTGGTCTTGACCTCGAAGCCGATGCGCGCCGCAAGAGCGGCGATGCTGGACGCGAGGTTCATCAGGCCAGCGCCCCGTCGAAGATCACGACGAAGTCGGTGTCGGTGTTGCCGACATCGGCGGCCGCCACCGCGCCGATGTTGGTGCGGGCCTGCAACTGCTCGGCGACCGTCAAGGCCTGCGCCGCGTCGAAGCGCACCCGGAGATTGACGGCGGCCAGGAGTGCGTCCAGACCCGTGCTGCCGTTCTGCAGCAGCTGCTGGATCTCGATCAGCGTGTCGTAGGCGGCGTCCGCACCACCAAGGATGTCGGCCTTGAGCGCGTCGAGCAGCGACACGATCTTGTTCGACGAGTAGGTGCTGGAGGTGGCGATCTGGTTGTCGTCGATGGCGGTGGCGGACAGCACCGCCGCCTTCAGCTCGTTGATCGCCGCGACCAGACTCGACTTGTCGGTGGTGGACAGGCTGGCGAGATTGCCTGCGGTGGCCCGGACGTCGTTGAACTCTTGGGCGACCCGGATGACCAGGCTCTCGATGCGGGTGGCAAGACTCATGTGTTCTCCTTGGTTTGAAGCCGCCGCCGTCAGCGAAGCCAACGGCTTCGGATGACGCGCCGACCGGAATTGCGGGTGCCAGAAGCAGCGAGGCCACCGCGTTGGGTGGCCTCGTTCAATTCGATGTCGTGGATGGGCGGTGGCTCATCCGGCGGGGGCGCTACCCCCAGTTGCCGCTCCAGTTCGCGCCAGTGGCGTTCCTCGAAGCGATCCAGTCCCGCGCTGGATGCGGCCGCGCGGGCGTAGACGTAGCAGTCCAGGGCCTCGTTGCGCTCGCGCATCTTTTGCCATTCGCGCACCGGGAAGCCGTTGCGGTCGCGGCGGGTGATCAATTGCTCCGCGCAGAGCTGCTGGATGAACTCGGCGTCGATCTTGGGCAGATGGACGAACCCGGCCGGAAACACCGGGATCAGTCCGTCCTCGCCGACGTCCGCGCTCTTGCGCAGGTTGTTGTAGAACTCCAGCTTGGCGATGCCGCCCGCCACCGTGAACACCTTGATGCCCCGGCGCAGTTTCTTGCCGCCCTGCGAGACATCGATGGCTGTCGGTGTGCCAATCAGGGCCGCGCCGCGCGGCACACCCTTCACTGCCATCACACGCGCATCGTGGCAAGCACGCACGAAGGCGTAGGCTTCCTGCGTTGCAAAGCCGGTGTCCAGCGCGAAGCGCGCCAGCGGCATCGCCACCCCCGATGCGTGCGTCCACTGCTCGTCCAGCATCGCGGCCAGGGCTTTCCACACCGCGTCGTGGGCGGTGTCACCCATCAGCACGCGGTGCTCGACGAGCCACGATTCCTTCCCGCGACCGAAGGCCCAGACCGAGGCCTCGATGCGATCCTTCTGCACGTCCGCGCCGCCAACCAGCAGCAGACCGCCTTGCGGCACGCTGCCGATGCGGTACTCCTCGCGTCGCTCGACCAGCCGTTGCCAGTCGGGCGCTTCGCCTTCCTCGACCCAGGTTTCGCCCAGCTCGGTGTTCTTGAAGGTCTTGATCGCGGCGGCCGATCCCGATTCCTTGTTGACTGCGGCTTCCCACGCGGCAGCGATGTCGCGCCACGAGCGCCACCCCACCGGGCTGTACAGCGACGACAGGTGAAAGCCCGCCGTCTTGCCGCCTGCCATCGCACGCCATTCGCCGCGCTCCAGCATCCACGTCTTGTGATGCTCGGAAATCGCTGTGTCGCAGGATTCGCAGATGTAGGCGGCGGTTTCCGGTTGCCCCTTGTCCCAGCGCAGTTGCTCGAAGCGCAACCATTGCGGGTG